CAGCATCGTCATAGTAAAATCTATTTATTTCCTTTTCGTCAAGTACCAGGTTTATAACCGAAACGTCCAGCGCGTCAGCTATTTTGTATAACATATCTACGCTGGGCTGTCTGCTTCCTTTCTCTATATGGGACAAAGCGCCGACGGAACACCCTACCTTCGCGGCCAGGTCTTTCCCTTTCATTTTGCGAAGATCACGGTAAAATTGTATGTTCTTGCCTATCACTGTTTCCACCCCTTTCGTTTGTCTTATAGACAATTATAATAAGCGTCGGCGTTTTTGTCCACTATTTAATTTTACAGGCGGCGGACTTAAGCTTGTGTCCTTCCTGGAAAGGAATAACGGTATCTTCCTTCTTTACGCTGGTATCTCTTTCTTCGTCCTCTGCTTCCGGGTTCCTTACCTTTTCCAGACGTTCGCCAAGCTTTACAGCTGCGCTATTTCTCATTTTAGCGGTAACGTGTCCGTATCTGGAAGCTGTAAAGCCAGCGTCGTAGTGTCCTAGCTGTTCCTGTACTGTATTCATAGCTTCACCGTCTTCCAGCATAACTGTAGCTACCGTATGGCGTAGATCGTGAAAACGCTTATGGTCGATACCCATAGATCGAAGGTTTTCACTCCACATTTTAGTAAAGTTCCGAGGATAAATGTAGGTTCCTTTCCTGGTACAGAATACTAGGTTATCTGGGTTATACTCTATCCCTCTTTCTGCGGCTTTCTTTTTTTCTATATTCTGTATCAGCCGCCAGAAGATTAGAAGCAGAACCATTTCTTCGGTAATCATAAGGGAACGCCTGGACAGATCAGTTTTAAGTTCGTCCCTAAACGGGGTACCGTTGTCGTCTACCATCTGATACACAAGCCGTAAGTATCCGTCCCCCAGTGTAATGTTATGATCTTCCAGAAGTGTTTTTAAGGCTTTTGTGTCCCACTTAGGAAGCTTCTTTATATCGCCCCATGGAAAGTACCGGTCTACTGTTGTCCAGGGTATCCCTATGTCTACGTGCTGCCAGTCAAGGCCAAGTATTTCGCCCCGTCTGCAAGCTGTAGTAAGTGTCAGCATATACGCCGGATAATAACGGTACTTCGTTCCTTTAATACCTAGTGTTTCCATATCTTCGTCTGTCAGTATATTATTTGTCTTCGGTTTACTTTTTGGTCGCCTTGTCTTTTTTCCAGGGTTTCTATTTATACGTCCTTTGTCTACAGCATATTCTAAAGCAGCTATAATAAGTCGTCGCTGCTGGATAAGAGAAGACGCCGCTACCGGTCCGTGGGACGGTGCCGCTTCGCCCGTGTCGTCGTTAATTTCAAGTTTAAGGTTCCCGTGTTCCTGTTGATCGTTCAAGTATTTTTGTATTACGTCGTCTGTAATGTCCTTAAGCTTATACCGTCCGATACCTGGTATAATATGTTTTTCTATGGACGCCTTATAATTTACGTAGGTTCGTTCTTTAATACCAGGTTTTATAACGACTTCTAACCAGTTCATTACCCACGTACTAAAAAGAACATTGTCACCACCAGGGATAACACCAGCGTCAAGCTTATTTTGTGCTTCTCTAAGCTTATCCGCTACTTCTTTCCTGGTCTTTCCGTACAAAAACTTCCGATCTGGCTTACCGTCTGGCTTAACGCCGACAGTAAGAACCGCCGCCCAGGTTCCGTCTTTACGCTGGTATACGCTACCTTCCCCGTTTCCGCGTCTGTGTTTCTTTGTATTTCCCGGCATTAAAACCACCCTTCTTTCACTCTGTTCTTTGCCATATCATAGGCGTCCTTTGAACGTTTGGCGGCTACGATATATGTAAGTGGGTTTCCGTTTGCAAGGCGGATTCTGATATATACGCGGTACTTATCAGACTTCACATTAAACAGCGCCTTAGATATGCTGTAGGACGCGTCAAAGGCTACAGTACAGCCGTCTTCCTGTATAGTTCCCTGGGATTTTTCCGCGAAGTCTACAGTCTGTTCCCTTGTGGAACATCTTTTATAGAATGTCTTATTATTTTGCATAGGTTACCTTCCTTTCGTTGTCTTAAAGTATATTTTTGTCTACAAGACAAGTATATGATATGTTTTATAATTTGTCAATAAGACAACTTTATACTTTCGGACAACAAAAAAGAAGGCGGCTACCGAAGTAACCGCCCGCCTATCTTACTGTTTCTTTAAATATGTCTTACAGCTAAAGCCTGTGTACTGCACACCGTTAAGTGTAACCTGGATATACAGCCATTTTGTACCGTTATAGCTTGTGTAGTATCCATAGTTCTGTACTTTTGTACCCTCTGGAATAAGAACCATAGCGCGCTTATTCTTACCAGCACCGTGACGCATATATAAACCGGTCGTCGTAACGTAGGAACCAGCAAGGAACTTGTCGAAGCTTGCAGCCCCGGAACCCGCTACTACTTTTGTTACACCCGTATTCTGTGGTTTAGAAGGTGTAGGAACATTCTTATTAAGAAGTTCGTTTACCTTGTTCTGTACGTCAGTGAAATTGTAACCGCTGGCTTCCAGTTTCGTCTTACGTTCCGGCATATTTCCCCATACGCCTAAGATCACTTCACGGGCTACCGTAGTAAGGTCTTTTCCGGCTGCCGGGGTAACCGGTGTAACTGTATCGTCGGTATACTTAGGACTGATAAAGCCACGGATATAGCGACCGTTAATTAACATGGTACGCTTTTTAACGGCGTTGCTGTAGTTACCTTCTGTCACGACGAAGTAACCCGCTTTTTCATAAACCTCTGTTACAGTACCTACATGATCTGGAACACCTGTACAGTCAGTGGTAGCGAAGTTCATACCATCTTTCCAGTAGTAAAGAACCCCTTCACCTACTTTCGGTACGTGTGCGTCGTTTTCAATCCAGATACCTTTTTTCTTAGCTGCTTCGATCAGATAGTAGCAAGAAATTTCGATAGGCATAATCGGGGTATAACCCAGCTTAATAGCCGCTGCGGACCAGGTACAAGCGCACCACGCCCAGCTATAATCCATTTTGGTACCGCGCGGGAAAGTCCCCTTATAACTGTTGTAAATGTCAATGATTGTTTTATAACTGCCGTCTGCTTCGTTCTTTCCTACCCAGGAATTAACAAGATCAGCTACAGCCTGTCTGGAATATCCCATAGTATTAACCCCTTCCTTGTTACAGTATTTCGTGATAAAGCCGTACACGACTTTCTGACGTGTTACGTAGTCGCCGACCTGGTTATTATTGGACTTGTCCGCTGGGTCGGTACAAAGTGCCGCGTAGATCGTCTTCGCGGTATATGGCTTCTGTGTCTTTGCCAGGATACGGGTAAGCGCTCCACTTCCGCCCTGGTGGATAATGTTAATACATTCCATCATAGCGTCGTCGCTTAAGCTTCCGTACTTCTTTTCGATCGAAGCGGCATACGTTTTAATCTGCGTTTCCATTAAAGCGTCCTGGCACTTGATACCAACAGCAGAAGTAATGATAGCGATAATACATTTACCTTTCGCGGAAGTCTTCGTTACCCCGTAGGTTCCCCAGCTTTTATTTAAGTCAGCTGTAATACCGGCCGTATCCAGCTTCTTAAATTCTTTTGGGTACTTCTTATGGATATTAAGCAGAAGTGTACGGGCTTCTTCTGCGTACCACTGGCCCGCGCCGATCGTAATAGCCTTTTCGTTTTCTGTATTCGCACCGACACCGGCAAAAGCGCCGTAGTTCTGTTTTCCGTAGACCTGGCCGCCAGATTCTACAGCGTAAAGAATTTTTCGTAATACTGTAATGTTTTCTTTTTTCATGTTAAAAGTTCCTTTCTTCCAAAAGAAAAAGACGCCCCGCGCGGCGTCAGATCAGTAATTATTTTTTCGGTTCTGTGTAAGTAAGTGCCTGTTTGCTATCCCCTACACCGTCGGTAGTTGGGTCTACCACGATACCAAGAATAGAAAGAACCATAAACAGGGCTTCGACGACGGAAAGTAACTTATTACCTAGGTCGCCCAGGTCAAGGGTGTAACCGAAGACCGAAGCGATAACCTGGATAAGAAGAAGTACCGCCGGGATAAGTGCCAGCCAGAAAGCCTTATTTTTAATTCTGACTTTCCAGTTAATTTTACTCTTGTCATTCTGCTCATTCTCCACAGCTGTAAGCTGCTGTACTTTTTTATTCGCCATGATGTTCATTCCTTTCTATTTTCTCATGTTCAATATGTTCTATAAGGTCCGCCCTACCGATACCGGCGCTATCCATACGTTTATGCGCGGAACGTATCGAAGCGTCCAAAAGGGCTACTTTTTTGTCAAGTTCCCGGACCTCTTTTTTGGTCGTGTTAATGTCTTCTTTAATTGATTTTACGTCGTACCCTATCTGGTCCAGCTTAAGACTGATTTTCGTATCAGCTGCCACCTTCTGTGTGGCTTCCTTAATTTGCTGATCTACGTCTTTCTGGCTCTGCGATTTTTTACCCGTAAGTGTGTTATATATCGTACAGGCGATCGTAACAAGGGCAATAAGTAAAGCAAAAGACATTGTTGTATCTCCGGTCATGCTGCTACCCCACTTTCATTTATTATCGTTTCTACGTCTTCTAACAGCTGCATTTTAAAGCGGTAACAGTCGTTATGTTTCATCATACCCATATAAGACTGTAACGTGCTGTTATATCTTTCGTAAGTAAGATTCCCTGCTACGTACTGTTTTGCAGCTGCCTTAAGTCGGCGTTTAATACGTAAAGAAGTAGACTTTCTTACAGTTCTGTGTGTAGACCAGATATGTAAGCCTACGAACTGGATACCCATAGATACCGGACGTATACAAGTCTTTTTGTTTAAAGCAAGCTGTAGTTCTTCGTCCAGGAACTTACTTATACGTTCTTTGATTTCGTGTAATTCTTCCTTACTCTGTGAAAGTATTATTACGTCGTCCATGTAACGTATATAGAATTTTGTTCCCAGTACCTTTTTACAGAACTGGTCTAACTCATTCAAATAGACATTTGCTAAAAGCTGGCTTGTCAGATTACCGATAGGCATACCGCGGTCAGTAAGGCGTTCGGCGTCTTCTACATTGTCACATATAGATAAACCGAAAGCATTTGTACCGTCACCTTTTACGATAACGTTTAACAGGTCCAGCATATCCGGGTCTTTAATTTTTCTTTCCAGAATTTCCATAAGCTTATCATGGTAAATTCTGTAGAAGTATTTCGCTATATCCAGCTTAAGGTAATACCACTTACCGCCTAAAATTTCGGCCTGCTTTAACATATCTTGCAGCCGATCAGCGGCGGCCTTTTGGCCTTTACCACGCCGACAAGCGTAACTGTCTTCTATGAAAGTTTTATCAAAGATAGGGTAAAGTAAAGAATACACCCACCACTGGGCGACGCGATCACGAAATGGAAGCGCCATAATAAGCCTTTTCTTTGGCTCATAAACGTAAAATTCCCGGTACGCGCCTACAGTATAGGTATGGTTCTTTAAGTCGTCTAACAGGGCTAACAGATTTCCTTCAAGGTTATCAGTAAATTGTAAAACGTCACCACGGTACCGCTTACCCTTTGCGGCTTTCCGATAGGCGTTATACAGACAGGTATAGTTACAGTTCGGAAGATATATGTTGCCTACGCGTTTTGCCATTGTAACTACCTTCCGTTTTTCTTTTTCAGCGTGTCGCACCGTTCGCCGAAGCTACTAAAGTACGTCCGTTCCTAACCTATATTTTTTGCCTTTCGGCAAGGATACATAACCCTTTACCTGGTCGCGTACCACAGCCCTTAAGCTGTAGGTTAGAGGATTTCCAGGTTAAGCGGGGCGGAAGCCAATGTTGTCATTGGAATTAGAACGCGGGTTGTTGCCATTCAAGTAGAACACGCCAGCGTTAGACGTGTTGTTCCAATTCCCACCGCGGTAGAAGCCACATTTAATGTTATGTACCCTAAGTATTTATTTGCTTACCGACTGTATCCAGCCGCCGACCATACGGCCGATTTCGTCTACCATGGCCGCCCAGTTTCCATATTTATCCACAGATAAATACTTAAGTTCGGGGTTCGCCGATAGACGAAGATAAGACCGTAGTTTGTCTACTTCTATGTCCAGTTCAGTAAGCGTAGTTTTCTTGTAGTGCTTATGATTAGTTTCTATGACGATTCCCAGAATACGGTACATACAAAGCCTTATTTCCGAAGCAAGGGCGTATCGTTCATGTTTCGGAAACTGTTTTAAGCAAATATTCCCGTAAACTATCATATCTTCTACTTTCGTTTTAATATAAAGTTCTCTGGTATCCGCCATAGTTTTGTCACTCCTTTAGTTGGCGGTGTCCGCTATCGCGGCCACTACAGATTTACAAAAGAATGTAAGCGGGGCGGAAGCCAACGCCGTCATAGGAATTAGAACGCGGGTGGTAGCCATCCAAGGAGAACACGCCAGCGTTAGACGTGCTGCTCCAATTCCCACCGCGGTAGAAGCATTTTTCCCCGTCATTCCTTGCCCAAAGTCTGTCCCCGCCGTGATCGCTGCTATCCGAAGGGAAGACGGCTAACGCCTTCAAAATATCCGGTATTGTGATACCGGATTCTACAGCTAAATCTTTGAACGGCGTAGACGGCCACTGGTCGCCGCTTGTCGTCGTTTTTACTGTAGTGCTGATCTTTGGAACACCACTTACAATGTCGATCTTAAGTGTACCAGCTGTACCAGGTGCCACCATGGTACCGTCTGGTAAAATAGCTTTCCACTCTGCGCTTCCAGCTGTAAGGTCCGCTGTGTTCTTCGCTGCATTGTTTCCGGCCAAAATCTGGATTTCTCCATTATTTGTACGAAGTCCGGTAGCCCATTCCACCGCGTCGCCGTTCAGACCATAGATACCGTTCGGGGTTCCGTCATGCGTCCAGCTGTTCGGACCACTACCAGTAAGCCCCAGGTTAATACGTCCGTCGCTTCCTACAGTTCCAGGTCTGCACTTCTCATGTGGGTAACCGTGATCGCTGCCGTAGTTATTATTTCCGCGTGGGTAGTAACCGTTTGCCTTACACCAAAGGGCAATAGCGGCATATTCCGCGTTTGTCATACAATGCCAGCCCGGACCTTTTGCACGACAATAAGCGATAGCCTGGTCCATGTTGGTATAAACTTTCGGCACCTGTCCCGGAAGACTACACGCCCTTCCGTCATGTACCATAGCCATAAAGGTACCTACGAAGATTTCCGGCTTTTCGGCGTCGTCAACCATGAACGCCGGAAGTGCTTTTGTGCTGTCAGATAAACCGACGTCCTTATAGGACAATTTCGGGATAACATTCATAATAGACGGGTACCCTTTGTCGTCGTATAAAACCGTCTGCTTTCCACCGCTGGCAGCTTCTACAGCCTGTCTGTATGTGTCTTTAATTGAAAATGTAAAAGCCATTTTATTTTACCTCGCTTTCTTTCTGTACCTGGGTCATATCCGGGATACCCCACAGACATAAAGTAACGTCCCTCATGTTTACGTCTAAAGCTACTTCTTCCAGAATGTCGTAACCTTCGTCGTCTGTTTCGCCTGTCGGCTGATAATCGTATTCCCTTGCCGGGATTTTTACGGACGCTACATACCAGTTACCTACGCCCTTTTCCAGTGCTGTAAAGCCGGAATTAAGGCTTACGTCTACGGTTACAGCTACGTCCTGTAATTCTTCGTTAAGGTCGATTTCGATAGGCTCTACGCCTGGTACGGTAAGCTGTAAAATGGTTCCTTTTGTTTTCCACTTTGCCTTAGTACCGCTGTTTACGTGCTGTATTCTCATTGTTATTACCCCCTTACTGAATATTTGTGTTAATGATCGTCCAGGTAAAGCTTACAGACTTCGCGCTACCTAAATTTCTTACTTTAAAGCCGTTACTTGCTTTATCGTAAACTTCAAGGTTTACCTTTCCAATGTCGTCGGCAGCTGTCACACATAAAGTAACGTCATAGTGTGGCGTATTGGTTTGTGTATGTTCTGTACCGGCCGGAATAGGTACCAGGACGAACGGATAAGTAGTAGAAAAATATCCCCCAGGTGTTCCGGTAATAGTGGCTTCGCCCTGTAAGAAACGTTTTTCAAAGTCTACCTGTCTGTTTTTGTGTGCAAGTCCAGCCTGTCTAAGCGCTTCGGCAGCAATAGCACCGATAACGTTATGTGAAAAGCTGATACCGTCAGTCATACGGTTAAGCCTGGACTGTGAAAGTGGTGTACCCTTCTGGATAACTTCTACGTTGTCTGGAACCAGCTTATAGTGTCCGCTGTTTCCTGGTACTTCTTGTAACGTATAAGTCTGTTCACCGTTAATAATACGGTCTAACCACTCTACCGGGTCCCAGGTCTGTACCTCTCTTTTTACTTCTTCACTCATAAGGCCACCTCTCTTAATTCAAGTTGGAATACTACCAGAAGATTTTTTTCTTCCGGTTTTGGTACGACGTCCTGGCGCTGGATAAGTAAGTTTCCGTCTTTGTCGTACAGCTTCGTGTTTGTTACGGTACCAGATAAAGTATCATCTAAATAAATGTTTACTTTAAACGTAGCACCTTCCACTGTTACGCTCTTGATCGGAAGCGTGTAATCCTTACCACTGATCGTACATACTGCCCTTGTAATCGTTTCTGCGACTGCTTTATTAAATACAGCAAGTCCTTTCTGTTCAATCATAGGCGTTTATCCCCCGTTTCCATTTCCCCAGCTTGTACATATCTGGTACTTGTTACGGCGTCGCTTTCTTCCACGGACATTACAGCGCTGTAAATACGC